TAACTTCATCTACTTCATCAACACCCCAATTACGGATATCTTCAATAGCTTCTGGACTGACAAACAAATCTGTTAATTTGCCACGGTTAATAGAGCTAGAATTACCACCACCATTTCTTCTCATGGTGACTTTCATAAGAGAAACCAATCTCTTAGAAAATTGGCTATCAGCTGCATCAGGATCATAAACAAGAATGTTTCTATCAACACCAGCACTAACAAGTGTGTGCCAACCATCATCATTCATTTTCTTTGTGAATTGTGATCTCATTACATCCATAGCACGACCAACTACATCCCATCTGGCATCACGAGCATACTTCAAAAGCCAGTCAATAGATGCACCAATGTCATAAGTTGGGACCATGACATAATCACCTTCAACGTGACGCTCTGGAATACGACCATGATTAGGAATTGTATATGCAACGAAATCTTTTTCTGTACCTGGAGCTAGAAAATCCAAAGGAAATTCGCTTGTAGCGCCTGGAGCAAGGTTCACAACCTCAAAAATTCCGTCTAAAATATCACCACTCATAACACCCTTTCTCAAAGGTGTTTCAAGAGCTTTTGCCAATTCAGCTACAGCAGCCAAGGACTCTTCTTTTTTCTGAGAACCGCTCTGCTTTAAGATAGCTTCCATCTGTGGATTATATTCAAAAGATTTACTCATTATATTTCCCCTATTTGTTTTTATTAAACAATGTTAATTTCTACTTTACAAAAACCATCGCTATCTAGAACACCGAGCCATCGCCCAACTTGCATACTACCGTTGTTTTCGCTTGAAGTAGTCAATCTGCCGTCAGCAGCAAAGTGAGCCGCCTCGCCAACAACTGGAGTACCAGAGATTTGATCGGTAACAACCGTTCCTCTTCTCAAAAGAGTAACTTTACTTCCAAGTTGCATTTCATCTTTATGAGCATTATATTGCTGTCTTGTTAAGTCAAGATTGAAAACATCATTAAGAACTATTCCAGCAGCAAGATCACCAGTAGTTGAAACTGTGTCTACTTGAGCCAAAGCATCGTCCATAGCAGCACCAGAGCCGCCTGTCAAATGAGCAACGATCAAACCGCGCTCAATAACTGCATCGCTTTTGAAAAAGCTAATATCTGTTAAATGTTCTACTCTGTCACCTTTAAGAGCCATAATATATTCTCCCGTTTTTTATATTATTTTTTTTATTTTAGAATATTGTTTTCTACCCACTCTTGAAGAGATGCTCTTGCTGTGGATATTTCATCTTCTTCAGATTCACTAGAAATAGCGATATCAGTTTGATCTGCTTCTTCTTCTACTATCTCAGAAGCCTTAGCATCATCGCCTTCAGAATCTTCTTTATCGCAATCTTCGTCGCCATCGCCTTCAGAATCTTCAGCTTTAGCTTCTTTCATTGCTTTCTCTTTCATCGCCTTTTCCTTCTTTTTCTTCTCTTCATCTTTATAGTGCATATCTGCAACAGTTTCGATGATAGAATCAAAGGCAGCATCGTCAAGATCAGCAAATGTTTCATATTTTGCTTCAATATCTTCTGCTGAGAAACCAGCATCAGCCATTTTTTCTTTACGATCTTTCTTTTTCTTTTCCTCGTGCATTTTGTCCATCATTGCTTGTGCCTCTTCTAGAGATTTAGATCTTTCTTCTAGATCATTCTCTAAAGATTCGGACTTAGCAACAGACTCTTCCAATTTAGAATTAAGATCAGAAATGGTAACTGACAAATCTTCAACCGATGCCTGCAATTTGGAAATTTTTTCCTCATAGGCTGAAACATTAGCTTCAGAAAGTTTCTGAGTTAAATCTTTATTTTCGCTTTTCACAGAAGCCAAAGCTTCTTTTAACTCTGCAATTTGGTCATTTAAAATTTGATTATCTGACATTATTTCTTTCTCCGTACTTGAGATTGTTTCTTCAAAATAAAGTTGCTCCTCTATATTATCTATTACACCATTATCTTTTAAAAAGAGACTTTTGTTACTTTTTTGTATATTTGCAAAAGAAAACATATGCTCTTTATCAAATATTATGCTGTCAGGATTGGCCGGTCTATCAACAAACCCCTTACCACTAAAGGTTATATCTCTCAAAACTCTTCCAATTTTATGGTCTTGGTAAACTCCAGCACCACCATATGACCTAAGATGTTGTGTTAAAAATGCTGTCTGTTCTGTTCTAGCAACTATATGATTGTCACCAGCTGGAGATATCACCCCATAATCAAATCCACGGAAAATACATTCCATACTAACAAATTTTTTCCCCTCCTCTATTTCAGATATAAGTTTTTCTGCTCTAGCTTTTAAATCCATATCCTGCCATTGTCTAAAAATAACAGAAGAAACAAGTATATGATATACATCTGGTAAATTTGATATCTCTATATTATCATCGATAATCTCAAAATCATTATCTACAGGCCAACTATTAACAATACCACCAACCATTTGCTTTTCATCATGTTCTAAGTTAGTGGGTTTAAATCTTGGGGTATTTCTTGCAGCCCAAACCTCTTCTTTGTTAAAGATATCATCATTTCTATTCCATGAAGTAGATACAAGGATAGAATATACATGATACAAGTCTGGATCTTCAATAGAAGCAGCAGATCTTGCTTCTTTATCTAGTTTAGATATCAGACCTTTTTCAAGAGTAGAATACTCATTAGAGTCAAAATTAACAACAGGAGAAGTAAATGCTACAGAAGACTGAGATCTTATATTGTCTTCTAATCCACATTTTTTCTCTATATCATATACTTTTATATTGTTCATTTAATTATTCCCACATTTATAGTTTATGCAATAAGAAATTCTCATATCACGAACTTGCTCAATGGTAAGTTTTCCTAGTTGGCTTTCAGCTTCTTTTAACCAAGTATCAAATTCAGAATGTATGGTTTTTAGTCTTGGTCTATTAGCAGCCTGAGCAACAGTCGTAGAATTTATTTCATCCCCTATATTTAAATTACACAAAATTTCAAATTTTATCTTTTCTAGCTCATTAAATTCATCAGAACTAAGATTTCTTAATGAAGATTTAGAATAAGATTTTAATATAACCGGATTGATAATATCTGAAATATCAGATTGAGCACCCCTTGCCCACAACTCAACATAAGCCTTTACTTTAGGTTGAAATTCTTTTTGTTTTCTTTTTGTAGTATCTTTGGAAGTTTTGGGCCTTCCTGGTTCAGATGGATTTTTATTATTTTCTGTAGGAGGTTTAGCCTGTCTCATATCTAACATAGACTTTTCTCCTTTTTTTCTATCTTCGAGTTCAAGTCCAACTTCAGATGGAGAGGTAACACCAGTTTGTAAAGCAATTTTTTTCAAAGCATGATCTTTGTCTACTTGGTGATAAGGACTAACTTTCTCCATATCTTTACTTTCTTTATTTTTGTTCTCAGACTGGATTCTTCTTGTTTCAATATCTGGTGTTGCTTTTATATGTCTTTGAACAAATTCATCGCTCAAGATATTTCTATCAGCAAGACTAGTAAGTAGATTAATCATAGATGCTGGATCTTCAAGATACATTATATCAAACTCGACCATCGCTGGCTGTCTGAATCCCATAGACTTTTGAACTATTCTTATTTGTTCTTTCCAAAATTCATTTATTATATTTCTTACATAGTTTAGTCTTTCAACTAAAGTTTTTAATGCAATAAAATTATTTGTTGTTCCAGAAGCTCCAAAAGTTCCAGTTAAGGTTGGAGGTATTCCCAAACTAGCATATATTGCCATAAGTGTAGGTCTATATTTTTCCTCACCCAGATATGATTGTATATCGCTACTTGTTTCTAAAAGCTCAATATCTGGTCCCCAAACAATATCTATGGTCCCACCGCCAACATTCGCACCCAACATATCAGCTAAAGTAGACGATGCAGTTGGAGTTGGTGCTAGTTTATGCTCTAAACTACCTATCTTCCAAACTCTTATTTTATTCATAGCTCCGTCTAGAGCTGCTTTATCTGTCAACTGGAGTCTTTGGTATAAATTTAAAGGCTCAAAAGCAGAATAAGTCATAGGGTCTGCCCATACTTGCCAATCGTCTTTTTTATAGTAGAATATGCTTGTTTTATCAGGTGGAAGAATTATCTTATTATTAGAATCAACTGCCCTTACAATATCTGGAGATATTTTACTAAGTGCTTCTTTAGCAGCAGGATCGTTTGAATGCTGAAGCTTCTTTATATCGTTTTTTAAACTAAGAGGAACATTTAAAGCTAAAACCTTCTTTTTAGATAGATTGGCTAATGCTCCACCAATAGGTTCTACTAATATAGGATCTATAAAAGTATATCTCCAAGGAATTTCATTTCTTGTAAAAATTGGATCATCCATATTGACGCTAATGTCTACAGCAGCAATAGACTTTTGCATTTCAAGTCTTTTTTTCTTATTGACCTTTGCTGTGTACCATCTTATTGGAACATTAGCTTCTCTGAAGAGAAGATGCCCTAAACGCTCAGTGACTTTTTTACCTTGAACTTGTTCAAACCAATCATTATAAAATCTTTCAATTCTTTTATTGGGATGTACAAGTCTTACA